AAAGTAGGTCCAGCGATAAAATTACTAGAACCTGGGTTGCCTCCAACTTGACCTCCCGCATTCGGATTGTAGTTGCCCTGACCGGGATTACTTGGACCTTCTGTAGCGTTGTACGGATTTCCAACAATGCGAACAGGATGTGACGGAAAGAATGCGTATGGCGCACCGCCTTTGAGGTGCGTAAGCATAACGCCCTTAACAGAAGGGAGATAGCTTAAAGAGCTTCCGATAAGGATCTTCTCAGGATCCCTATAGTCAATGTTGGCCGGGTAGTCTGTACCGTCAGCATCCCCATCTGTTTGTGTGTAATCTGAGTATTGAAAATTAGGATCAAGCATGGTGCGCTTGTCCGCTCTAAATCTCCGTTCCCCAAGAGGTCTATTTACAGTGTCTATTGCAAAAGGACTGATGACCTGAAAGATGCCTTCACTATGAGTCAACTGAATGCCCATAGCAACCATGATGTCAGTCAAGATCTCATAGCAAGTGCTGCCTCCTGCTTGAATAATTGACTTTCTATTGTATGGGGTATCGTGTTCTCTAAACTCGTACCACAAATCTTGGTTGCACCCCGTCTTGTCCAATACACTTTTAATCACGAAGGGAACTCCATTGCCCTCTATGTGATTCCAGCTATAAAGATCAAGCAACTCAGTGAAGTACAGCTCCTGCTCTCCCCAAAGAGCATTGTGAGGTAGCTGCTCTAGACACCGACCAATTTGCACCCTGAGTGGGGCGAAGCGATTGCCGTTGCTACTGTAGCTGTCTCCGCTACTGTTGACGTATGCCCTGTCACGAAGTAAACTAAGGCCATCGGTGAACGTCAAGCTGATCTCTTGAGGATAGTTGCTCCAAGAGTATTCAATGGCTTCGTGGACAAGCACCCCCCTCCAAATGACATCCCAATTGCTGGCTGTCACTAACGAGGTAGAACCTCCGTTGTGCCGCTCAACCTCTACCGCCAGTGTGTGTTCCGGCCTATCCTTGATGACATCCTTAATCTTGTTGTCATCGCCCTCACCTAGGAGCAGCCCTAGGCTAAAGCTTGACCCAATTATAGGTTGAGCGATGTCGTCCGGCTCTGCATCCCACCTGATCTCAGGAGTGTCATGCAGCACCGTCAACTCTATTGGGAGGTTAACCTGCGGCTCACCATAGAGCTGGGACATCGCAGTCCCTGCCGTATAATCTAGATCATAGATACACACACGATAGGTGTCTCCTGTGCGAGAGTCTAGTTGAGCTTCATATACCTTTTGTACAGCCATTTATCGAGAGATTCTTTGTTGTATGCGTCCTGCGCGTTCACTGCTAAGAAGAAGATCTGCTCCATGCAACCTTCCGTACACTCTTGTTGATCCGCTACCGCCCATCTTATTCATCAAGCCAGGAAGCTTCTCCAGCGGGATGATAGCCTCACGACCTGAACGATTGTCGCCGACCATCGCGAGTTGAGGTCCGACAGCGATTCCTCCTTTCGCCAGTTTTGGAATGTTGGAAACGAAGCCAGCGATGATGCCAGCACCAACACCCAAAAGGGCCAAACTCACAATAGGATTACCTGCCGTTGTTTCATCCGTCATGACCTTCTTTGCGTATAGCAAATAGATCTGTGTAATCAAGGCAGACAAAGCTTGGGTCGCAGCTTCCAACATTGCTTGGCCTGAAGACTTGGCCGAGTCCCCAACTTGCATAAGAGAAGCCCCCAGTTGTGTGGCAGTATTGACGATAGCCATATTGACTTTCTCGGTGATAGCTGCTTCCAAATTTGCCTTCCTTTGTTCAGCGGTCATCTGTATGACCTTGCCCGTCAACCTTTCGTACTCCTTGGAAAGAAGACCAATAAGAAGGCTTTGATCTCCAAAGCTTTCATTCATTCTGTCGAGAGCAGTCTTGGTCGCCTTCATCCTGTTCTCCATGTCCTTGAGAGGAGTGATCGCTCCCTCGGACAAGGCAGAACTTGAGCTGTTGATTGCAGCGGTCATCTTGTTAAAGACCTTTGCCATATCAGCATCGGTCTCAAATCGCTGTACAACATCTGCAAGCTCGGAGGCGCGGTCCTTGACGTAGTCTAAGTTGCCGCCGACCTGTTCGCCCTCAGCACCAGCCTTGATCAGGTCGCCCATGGCTGTCTTGAACAAGGATAGCTTTTTTGTTGCCACCTCTTCAGCAGTCAGGCCGAGGTGTTCTTGTTCCGAAGCCAGGATCCGCAAGCCTGTAGCCAATTTCTGCATGGCCTTGGTTTGATCAGACTCGTCCACTACTTCGCCTCCTCCTCCTGCGCCCTGTCCACCAGTGGGCTTGGTCCCAAGATGAGAGAACAAATCGTTGTCCTCCATCATTTGACGTATCCTCAATGCTTGGGCTTCAGCACCATCTATTATGGCTTGCTGCTCGTCCATCAGTCCTTGTTGATACGCTAAGATGTTGGACACGTCATTGCCCATCGCCTTAGTGCTTGTGCCCATAAGGACACTTCCTGTATCCTCTCCAGCAGCAGTACGCTCTTCTCCAGCTTGAACCGCAGCCTGTGTTGACTCCAACATAGGTCTAATCCTGTCCTGCTCTAACAAAGCCGTCACACGCTCTTGCTCCAATCGGTTGATCTCTGCCATAAATGCCTTGGCCCTTTCCTGCTTGAGCATAGAATCAAACAAAGCATCATAGGCAACTTGTAGGTCTTCAACCTTTGTCGTCTCAGAGTCGAGTCCTTTGAAGTATTCCGGATTAAGAGCCGATAGATCGTCTAGAATCTTTTGTCTCTCTTCTAGAGTTCGGTTCTCATTGTCGTATGCGTTGATCAGCTCACGAATTTTAGCTGATGCTTGCACTGCATTTTCTGATGCCGCTTGAGTTGCACGGGACATGCGTTCTTGTACGTCCAAGAACTTCTTTTGATCGCCAACGGCCCCTGCAATAGCAAAGCCTAAAGCAGCAACACCTGCTATAAGCAATCCCCAGGGTCCGAGAAGGAATGATACAGCCGCCGCCAACTTTGGGAACAGCATGGTCAGCGCAGGAAAAGATGTCAGGATGTTACCTGCCAAGAAAACCAGTGGTCCAAAAGCGGCTACAAGTGCGCCAAACGATACGATCAAGGTTTGCACAACAGTTGGCATAGACGCAAAGCCATTTGCCATCATGGTAAACGCCTCTGCTACAAAATTGACGATAGGAAGCAGTGCCTTACCAAGCTGTATGCTCACATCCTCTAGAGCTGACTTGAGTTTCTTCTGCGCAGCAAACGAAGTGTCGTCCATGCGCTCTTGCATAATCTCCAATGCCCCAGCAGACTGGACCATAGACTTCTCAAGAGCAAAGAACTCATCTCGGTTTTCTTGCAGGACAGGAATTGCGGTTGCTGCACGAACACCGAAGCGGTCAATAGCCTCGGTCATCGTCATGCTGCCATTGATCAGCTCGATGAAGTTGTCGTGGACATCGCCTCCTTCCTGTGCTAGTTTGGCGAAGATCATCCGCAGACGTGTACCTGCAATAGATCCCTTGACGCCTCGGTTGGCAAGTACGCCCATGGCAGCACTAAGCTCCTCCATGCTGACGCCGCTGACCGCAGCCTGTGAACCAGCATACTTCATGGTCTCTGCAAACGACTCAAAGTCAAGTGCAGACTTAGAGATGGCGACAGCGACTACATCGTTGACCTGACCAACTTGATTGGCCTCCATGCCAAACGTGCGCAATGTGGCACCTGCAATCTCAGCAGCTCTAGGAAGGGACGCCCCGGTAACCTGAGCCAAAGAGAGCGTACTCTCCGTGACTTGCACGATCTGATCCGCCGTGAAACCAAGCTTGGCAAACTCCTCCTGGAGCTGTCCGACCTCACGAGCGGTAAAGATCGTTGATGCACCAAGGGCCTCGGCGTTCTTGGAAAGCTCGTTAAAGGCACTAGACGTGGCACCACTGATGGCTTGCACACGGGCCATCTGATACTCGAACTCGGTAGCGGTCTCTGTGACTCGCTTACCTACAATTGCTAGTGGAAGAGATAAGCCTACGCTCATCTTCTTTCCGATGTCGGTCATACTTCGACCGACTCGCATCATTTTCTTCTGCGCATCTGACAGCCCCTTCTCGAACTTAGAGGTGTCAAACAGCAGAAGGACCGATAACTTACTTAGTTCCTGACTTGCCATCTTGACTTTGGAGTTTTTGTGCCCAACCTGCCGTAAGGTCTTTCTCCTCAGTCGTTAAACCACGAACAAACTTTGCTTTCTTTCTCTCGTCATCGTATGGGAAGAAATCAGCCGCCTTGTACGGGTTCGGTTTCTTCTTACTGTCCCTGTTCATGTTTGCATGCAAGGCCATAAGGCTGGACGTATGCCACCACTGACGCTCATCCTGTCTACGGATATAGCGACTGTAGCTGGCAAGCTCAAAGAATGTCAACGACCAAAACTGCTCAGGTAGTAGTCCTAAGCCTAGCCCCTCTTCATATAGCTTGTGCCAGCTTTGAGGCTCCGAGTCTTGGTCGTCTACTTGTTTCCCGAGTCCTCTTTGTCTTCAGCTTCACCGCCGAAAGCAATACCAATCTTCTCAGTGTAAGTCTCAAGAGATCCAGGATCGTCCAACAACACTGCCGCAAACCACTCAAAGTCCGGGAGCTTCTTATCTACATCCTGTTTTGTGAGGATGATGTTGTTCAAGATGCCATAGTAGATCACCTTTGGAACTGCGCTTAGTGGCTTTTCCTGGAGGAAGCTCTGCATCTCTGCGAACTTGATATACTCCTTCTCACACAGAATGCGAAACGCATTCATAGACAGGTGGCAGACCCATTTCTTACCACCTAGTTCAACGTCAAATTTTCCGGACAGTTTGTTCATAGCCAACAGATTTTGCTGGCAATTTACAACAAACTCAGCTTAGTTTGACAATTATGCTACAACAGAAGGGTCGCCTGTCAACTCGATCTGTGCGCTAAAGGTCGCAAAGTCATCTACACCTGAGCTGATTTCAAAGCTGGTGAAGAAGCCCTTACCTCCGTATGCACTGCCATTTGAATCGGTAGAAGCCCAGCAAACCGTGACCTCAGCTTTTCCAATGACCTCGTCGAAGATGGCCTTCATATCCATGGTTTGGGCAAGGGCGGTCCAAGATGCCATGCCCTCCAAGCTGATAGACGTAGTAGTCGTTCCCACGTTGTAAGCCCGTGTAGGAGCCAAAGAAGGGGCAGATCCGGCTGTTGCAGCAGTCGCCTTCTTGTAGTTGGTCTCGTAGGTGGCGTTGTTGACCGTGATGCTTGCGCTAGAGCTGTAAAGGACAGGCTTCAAAGCAGGGGTTGCGCCAGTTGCTTCGGCAGGGTTAGCATTGAATGTCCCAGCGGCGGCATCAACATAGATAGCTACCGTATTTGCGTTAATTGTTGCCATGATTAGCTGATGTCGATTACTGTTGGGTTGCCCTCCAACTCGAAGGAGGCTGAAAAGGTAACGAAGTCGTCCATGCCGGCAGTAAGCTCAAAGGATGTGCAAAAACCGACTCCTCCAATGGCTTTGTTTTCATTGCTTGCGCCTTGAGCGTTTTCCCAAAACAGACCCATGCGAGTCTTGTCCTTACACTTCAAGAACAACTCATCAGCGTTGTTGGTTTGGGCTGGATCGTAGACGCCCTCCAAACTCAGCGAAGTGGCTGTAGTGCCAACAGAGAAGTCACGAGTAGTCGCTGCCGAAGAAGGTCCGGTAATACTTGTTGCCTCAAAAGTGGCGTTAGACACGGAGATGCTACAGCTTGTTACGCCAGTGAACTCAGTGTAAGACCCGAGTGCAGACGTGTCCAAGTCCGAAGCATTATTTGACGCCTCATCTTTGAAGATGATCGTCGCGTTATTTCCCTTAATCGTTGACATGGTGAGCAGTTATAGTGCAAGATTATGATTTGTACAGCAATTGAAGCAAACGAAGTTCGATTAACAACCCATGAAGACATTAAAGCTGATTGCCACTACATAGAAGTCGTGTAACTCATGAGCATCAGTCATCACATCCATGATGCTAACCTGCCCAATATCATAGGCAACACCGTCTACCGTTATGCTTCCGGTAAACTCACTCAGGCTGCCTTTGACAGCATTGTGTATAGCCCAAGCGTTGCTTATTGTAGTGCTAGTCACGTAGACCAAGACGTTGTAGATCTCCCCGTGTACAGTAGTGGTGTTGCGTTGGAATTGAGTTTCCTCAAGGTCGATCGCAATGTAAGGACGCTCCATCCCCTGCTTGGCGTTGACAAGGCTGATCCGTGATGCGGGCACAAGGTTGGTTACCGCAGCGGTGTCGATTAGTCTCTGACGAATTACGTGAATCATTACTTGCCGATTTTAGTTACTCCTGATTTGCGTCCACCTCCAGTAATCAATGTGCGCAGCATGACAGCCATCTTCTTCTTTATTCGCGGCACGTATTGACTCTTGGTCTGTTGATACGAGGGAGCGATAAATGGTTGTGCTTTGCTGCCATGAACAATCTTCTTCGTGAAGACCCAGCGTCTGTTCTTGAAGCTGTAGAATCGGAACATCTTGTTCCCTGGCTTTACCGTCTTCGTCTTCTTCTTTGTGCCTAGCTCAACAAGGTGCGCGTGGTATGCCTTCCTTTTTTTTGTGCCTCGAATCTTTGGCCCGGATCGTGAGCCGACTCGTGAACCAAATCCTGTAGCCTTGGCTCCCATTGTCATGACACTGTCACGCAAAATGCCTCGACGCTTAATCGCGCCCGCCTTCTGCTTCATCAAAGCTGTAGTAGGTCGAATGGCGTAATTGGTGACCTTCTGCATTTCCTTTCGCCGCTCTTTGACAGTAAGCCCACCGAGCATCTGTAGCTTCTTTTCAAAGTGCTTGAGCTGCGTGGTATCTACAACAGCGTTAGGCCGAAACTTGTTGCTGAGTAGAGCCATGTCAGAAAGGTGGAGTCCAGTTGTCCCTGCGTAGTCCTAGCAACCTAGTGTACTCGCCGTTGCCAAATTCATCGACACGAGTTAGCTCATAGTATTTACCGTTGAACTCTACGATCCATTCCTCTGTGATTGCAGGGCGAAACTTCTTTATGTAGAACTCAGTACGTGCCTCGACCACAAGCTGTTTGCCGTGTGACTCCTCACCAATAGTAGACCACTCAATGTCCCGCCTCTTGGCAAAGCAGGTCAACTGCAAAACGTATCTGTTGATTGCGGTCTCTCCAAAGCTATTGACGCTCGTCGAAGGAGAGTACAGCTTGATCTTCCTTCGGAAGGTTCCTATGTTGAGCATCAGACAAAGGATTGTTGGCGATACCTATTGAGCAAGTACCTACTATTCATAGGCACCTCAAAGATTCGCTCCTTACCTACATCTTGACGGTTCTCATAGTAGTGGCCGGCGATCATGAGGAATGCCTGGAACACATAGTCCGGCACATCAAGTGTAACCGTGGTAAAGGTGAATTTGTATCGGTTCAATGTCCGGCCAGCCTCGCTAAATCCCGACTTCATGTGGACACGGATTGGGTTGCTGACGTAGTCTACATCGTAAGTGTCAGCGGCAGCAGCGACATAGGATCCGTCAGTCTGCTTGACAGACAGCGTAGGTGTCAGGTCGGTATCACCTGCACCAAGAATAGCTATGCTGTCGAATTTCTTTGGGATATTAACTAAGGGGTAGGCGTAATCCCAGTACGCTGTGTGTGTAATCGTTCCGAACGACACATCGCAGTAGTCTTCGATGTACGAGCGAACCGCTGTCATGATGTCGCCGATGTATGTGTCATCATCAGCAAAGTCCACACGCAAATGCGCCTTGACATCAGCTAGTTCCGGTAGGACTCCTGCGGTCAAAGTTTTTGAGCCTGACTCAGCTCCAAATTGTATGTGTGGATGTGCATTCATGAGCAAGGGTGGTAGCCCCCGGCCCCGAGCGGATTGCTTTTACATGCATGCCGTCGAGACCGGGGTTACCGAATCAAATTTTACGCTACAACAACGTACTTCGCAGAAGCACCGTGTCCAACTTTACAGTTGGCGTAGTAGTTCATGATCAACCGCGTGACGCCAGCGTGTGCTTGGCTCATGTTGTCCACGACGAGGTCCGCTCCGCCCCAGTAGCAGCAGTAGACATCATTCATGTTGACAAGGAAGAACGGAAGCATACTCGCTTCGTTTGTGATGGCAGTGCTATCATCACCTCCAACGAATACACCGTCAGTGGTACGAGCCGTGTCAGCAATCAAATCAGCAGTGATTTGGCTGTGACCGTAAGCCTTGTAGCCAGCAATCGTTCCGTCAGTCTGCAACGTGGGGATACCACCGTTGGTGACAGCTTGCTGTGAGCGAGCTGTAGCCAACTGGCCGTGAGCAGAGAAGAACGCTGCGCTGTTGTCCAAAGCGTCAGCGGCACCGAGAGCAGCAATCAAGTCGTTCGCAGAAGCGAAGTCGATAGCTGGAACGGCAGCAGCGGCAGTAGTGCTACGCAAAACTTCAGCACCCTGAGCGACGAAGTTGGTCCAAGCCTGCTTGTCGAGCAAACCTCCGCTGTGACGGCGGAACTGAGCAGCGACTACAGAGTCAAACGTGTTCGTAGACGCAGCAAGCATCTGATTTGACACGTCGATGCGAGAGGCCATACGCACAGGCGCGATGTCCACAGCAGCCATCTCGGCTCCTGGATCCATTGCGACTTCTTCGCCTTTAATCGCCGTGGCGTCAGATGGCAATGCTGGGAGACGAACTGTTCCAGCAACTCCAGTGATGCGGTTGGCCCCTGCCTGCTCAATGACAGACTCAGGGACGAGACCGGGCAACACGGGCTGCTCTGCTGTGCCAGTAGTGGCAGCAAAAGCAGAAACGTCACCGCTTGCACGATAGGTGATGCCCATCGGGATTTGGATGTGACCAGTAGGAGCGATGCCCGCTTCGCGGTACTCCTTCATGGCTTCCTGTTGCATCTCAGCCTCACGGCCTTCAAGACGACCGCCCATGCGGAACTGCTCTACAGCAGACTGCAAGCTGTACTGCTTGGCATGGTTGTCCATCTCGACCTCATCGGACTTAGATGCCGCCCCTGCGAGGTTCCGAGCAAGGATCTGCTCAGACTTCTCAGCCTTGGCAATCTTCGCGTCCAAGGCGTAGATTGATTCATTGAGGTCGCCCTGACGGGTCTCCTCAGTTTCAGTGAACTCGCGCTCCTCGGTGGAGGCGGTGTTGACGAGGCCCTCCAGCTCAGTGATGAGGGAGGCTCGTTCTTCCTTCAAAGCAATGGATTGCTTCATTTTGTTTGGGAATTATGGTGGTGAATAGAAAGAAGTGCCTCCGCTACTTTCCTCTTTGGAGCGAGCATTGGCGGATTATCGGTGTCAGGAGCAGACTCTCGTTCTGCCTCTGCCTCCATAGCTGCGATCATATCTCGCATCTTAACGGAGGTTTGTGGGTACGCAGGGCTGACAACAGGTGAGATGTCTGCCAAGCGGGATACTTTTTTGATGTAGCGGCGGTAGGTGCCATCAGACTTTTTCTCATAGTCGTCTTCTCGGACTACAAAGCCAAAGCTTGAGCCACGGACATCGCCGCGCTTGATGCTTTCGGCTAGATCCTTTGCATAGGTTTGATTACCTAGCTCAAATCTGTAGTACAGGCCCTTCTCGTCAACCTTTAGGCGCAGGGTTCCTTCACCATTGACACTACGTGCCAAAGGCATGTTTTGATCGTGGTTAAACAAGGCGACTACATCGTCGTCTAGACGGTCTTCAAAGGCTCCTCGGCTCACAACCTCTTCAACCTGACCAATCATTGTAGGTTCACCAAATACAGCGGCGTAACCTTCGACCGTGCGTCCTTCATCAGAGAGGCGCACCTCAAGATCTTCATTGTTCGGAAGATGTCTGCGTTCAATATCACTCATAGCATTTCGTTTTGTACTCAACGGGTGAGAAGATGGAAGTAAGTCCAAGTCAAATTTACCCCCTTTGAATCTTTCATTGCGAAGTGCATATAGGAAAGCATTGCACCTTGCAAAAGCCCACTGTTCAGGGCTTTTCACACTTGGACGTACTGACTGGGGGTTCGTCTTGTACGCACCAATACCACGGCGGAAGCATGCCGCAAGCATACCGTAGGTTGCCTTGTGCTTGGGGTCTTTGTCGTTATGGTCGCTGACTTTTTTCTGCAATCCTTTCTTGACCGCATCCGTGATGGCGCGTTCTTCAGTAGCTACCTCTTCCTGACGTTCAGATTTGTTGATGACACCGCTGCACCATGAGCGCATGCTAGATCCACCCCAAGCGGCATACATGATGCTGCCACAAATGTCTTTGCCTTTCTCGTCTGTAAACTTGCCTTGGTTGTACACAGCAGCACGAGAGAGAAAGGAGAATGTTCTTTTTACGGTAGACAGGCTAAGTGCCTCGCCTGACGACAACTGCGAGGCACGGTTCCAACCCACAGGCGTACCGCAGCTTGTCCCGTTCTTCTCCTTATGTCGAAGAGCGCGGCGAGCAGCTTTACGTGCTGATTGCGGATAGTTACTGTAGGTCGCCATCAGGTTCTTCTCCAGTAAGTGATTTCGCATACGCCTCCATACTGCTCAACGGAATTTGGTTGACTTGTACGAGGTTGATGTCTCCCGACTCGACGCTATTGAGGTCTTCAAATTTCCTGACCTCGTTGATACTGAGGACGCCGTCAGTGAGGAGAGTGTGATAGTAGTTGGCTCGCGCAGCCATGTCGCCGCGCATAAGGCTCAACATGCTGAAGCGGAACTCATGGCTGTCTTGTTCGCCAGGAGTCAAAAGCTTGCGACGAAGTTCCTGCTCAATGTTTACGATCCATGGGTGAATGGTGTGCTTGGCAAAGAACAAGTCCTGCTGCTCTACGTTGCTGTACTTCTGCTCTCCAACCTGCACCATGCCTGTAGGCACATTGAAGATGCGACAGATCTCCTCGACTTGATATTTCCGAGTAGCCAAGGCTTGCGCCTGCTCAGGCGGGATGCCGACACGCTCGTACTTCAATCCTGCTTCCAAGATCGCAGTAGCGTGACTGCTATTCATGCCGTGATACTTTTGGTCCCAAGTGCTACCCAGGCGGCGGTACTGGTCCTCGCTCAACACCTTATCCGTCATCAACACACCGCTCATGTTGCCACCACTTCCAAAGAAGCTGGCTCCGTACTGCTGGGCAGCATAAGACAAGCCGATGTTCTCAAGATGCTCCTTCACAGGACTCATGCCCCGGAAGCACTCAATTGCTAACACATCCTCGTTGAAAAGGGCCTCGTTGGTGTCTCGATACAAGTAGATGCGACGACCATTAAGATCTTTCGCTTTGATTTGATCCGGCGGCACCAATGTCAAGGCTTTAGGCCGCCCGGCATCGTCACGTTCAATAAGAGCGTAGCCGCCTCCGTGCATAAGTGCATCGGACACGATGTATTGCCAAAAGTGAAACGCACCCATGTATTGATTAGGCTCCCTTGCGCACAGCTTGTAAGCGATATGGTCGTTGACCATGTCCTTCCTTCCGCTCTCCACTTTGAACAATCCAATGTCCAAGCTGGCAATGGTGCTTGCAATCTTATTGATGCAAGCGTAAACAGCGGACACGGCAAGTGACCCCTCCTCACTCATCACTACTCCTGAGCGTGTTGGTGCCCATGGGTAGTAGAGTGCGGGGTCAAACGAACGCTCCTCTTGAGTATCCGATGGTCGGATTGCGCTACGGATGCGAGCGAAGATGCCCTGACGGTTCTCAGCCATATTCTACAATTTTAGTGATTAAACCAACAACACGGTCCTACGTTGTTCGATTTCTACGGAGTATTCGACGTAGGATGGTGTGAAAGCTTTGATAGCAACTGTAGCGGTTTCGGCCAAATAGTTGGAAGTAGTCTTCTTCTACAGACCAGTAAGCGTCTACGTTGCGCTCATAGCGGTACAGTCGGGTTTGATACTCATCAACAAATCCTTGTGGAGTGTTGAGTTTACGAGCCATTTTAAGTTTGTCTTCGCAAGATTTCATAGGAAGCGGATTGTGTAGTCGTCGGGGAATTGATCGTCTTGCGTCTCGGTCATCGCTTCTCCCACAGCACATATCAATGCCGTAATCCCATCAATTTTATCTTGTGACCTTGCCTTGTCCGGTTTGCAATTCATAGCCGGATCGTAAGCAACTTCAAGGTTGCCTGCCATCCAGCGCAGAGTTGGGTCGCCTTCGTGATTGAGCTTACCTTCTAGAAGCAGGCGATAGACTTCTTTCATAGGAGCAGACATGCTTACATATCCCTGGCCCATAGGACTCATCTCGACCCCATCGTGTGTGAGGTTTATTATCAGTTGTGAGCTGTTGTATCTGTCAAAAGCAATGCTGCGAAGATTGTACTTGCGCATCAAGCAGTCGTCATCAAACTGAACTTGCCCATCAACTACGTGATAGCCACTGATGCATCGGCGGATGTAGTCGTAGTCAGTGACATTGCCTGGCGTGACCATGACCTCATCGGCATGTCGTAGATCTAGGTAGATGGTGGACTCGTCTTTGTACAGCCGTTTCTCTATTGCCTCTTCGGGCAGCCAATAGAACCTTCGTGTGTCATAGCCGCCATCATCACGCGGGAACGCAAGAACCAAAGAACAGAAGTCACTTACCGATGCAAGGTCTAGCCCACCGTAACATGCACGGGTTGGTTCGATCTCTACAACCCCTAAGTCGTTTTTCTGCCACACCTCATCGCTCACCCAGCTCTCACTACTTCTGACCCATAAATTGCAGTGCTTGGTCTTAAAGTTCACCTCCTCTGCTCCACCGTAGTTCCTAGCCTGTGTAGCTTGCTGCTCAAGATATTCTAGGCTTATGCTGCTGCCTAGACTCGGGTTTGCCTTGATCCAGTTTTCTTTTTCTTTGTAGTCATCTTCGGGGTCTAACTCGTACAGCATGCTGAATAAGCTGTCATCAGTCTTTTTTCCGTCCAGGACCTCTTTACAAGTTCGGGCCAATTGATAGCATGGTCCGTCAACATTGAAGCCTGCTGTTGTGATCGTCATCATCATGGGCTGCAATCGACTACCCATAGATGACTTCAGCACGTTGTAGACGTGACTTGTTGTGTGAGCGTGATACTCGTCAACGACAGCAAGATGCGCATTCAGTCCATCCAAGCTGTTGCGATCGCTGGACAGTGGCTCGGCTTTGCTGTTCGTCTTTTTGACGTGCATGTTTGCACGGTGGACGCCAATCCTCTTGGATAAGCTAGGGCTGCTTGCGACCATTCTTGCCGCCTCGTCAAAACAGATCCGAGCCTGATCTCTCTTGGTCGCACAGTAGTACACCTCACTTCCCTGCTCCGCGTCAAAGTCCAGCATTGCAAGAGACAGTCCGGCAAGCAAGGTCGTCTTT